TGGAAACTTAATTAAGTTAGAATTTTTGGTTTTAATTAATAATCAACTTACTGCATTGCCACAAGAAATTACCAAATTAATAAATTTAGAAGAGTTAGATTTAACAGAAAATTCATTGTTAACTACAATTCCACCAGAACTTGAACTAATGCCCAATTTAAAAATATATCGTGACAAGACAAAAAAAACACAAGACTTACAACCACTTAATCAACCGACTCTAAATATTTTTAAAAACGTACTTTGTAATAATTATCTTGAAGGTGAAGACAATACAATTCCTGATTTTTTAACAGAGACATTAGACGAAAACCCATTCATTGTGGAGCATAAAAATATTTACTCTGGAAATGCATTGGGGTGGCTCTTAAAAGAGTTTCCCGACGAAAAAGACCCAAGAGAATTCGTGGAATGCAAAGACGAGACACCAAGTGAGTGGCAAGGCAATGCATATGCTAGGTATGTAAAACCAGACGGTAGAACATTTGTTAACGTACGTGTTAACGGAAGTAATATTCTGGTTTTAAAGCCAGATTGGTTTTGGTACGGACCAATTCCTGAAACTAGAATTTTTCACTTAGAACCACAAGCACCTGTAAAAAAGTACATGACTAATCATCTGCTACCCAATATGCGACCCGACTTTAATGCGTTAGGAGCAGACCATTGCAACCAAACTGGGGAAATGATTCCATACAAATTGGTGGAAATTACAGAAAACAGTGCTCCTGCGTTTGTTGCTGCAGCCAAGTACAAAACGGATTCTTTAGCAACGGCTTTAGCGGTTGGAGGCAAACGACGTAAAAATAAATATACTATTAAACAAAAACGTAATTTCCAAAAGAATGGCAAAAAACGTCAAAAATACAAAACCTTAAAACATAAGTGTATGCTAAATAAACATAAACAAACCAATAGCTTAAAACCTAAGCAACACAAACGTAAACAAACTAAACGTAAATAAAATAAAATAAAATTGTATAATAATTATCTTTACTAATTTATGAAAAGGTGTCCCAATAAAAGTCGTAGAAATAAAAAAACGAATAATTGCGATAAAATAAAAACACTTCGCTTTAAATCTTTATCAAAGTCACTAAGCAAAAGTAAAAGTAAAAGTAAAAGTAAGAAAAAACGCAAAATGAAGCCAACTGATAGAAATAAATACGTTAATCTGGTCGACAAGTATAACCAATTGCTTACTGATTACAAAAATGGAACTGAAAAAAAAGAGGGTGATATTTACCGTTTTTTACAAAAGGTTGCCAAAAGGGAATACTATAAAGACGCCGAGTTTGCTCAGTTTCAAGAACTGTTTTTCCAAAAATTCATTAAAACGGACGAATACATATCCGCCGAGTACAACGAGAAACTCCACGATAAACTTGTTGCACTAAGAGACAAGGCCGATTCTCGTTCTCAATAAATACACAATTATTCCAAATCGTATTTGATTATGTCTTGTTGTAATAATTTATATATTTAGTTTGTGACGTATATCGTCACAAAATACGTTTTTAGAGGGCCGCACAAATTGCTCACAACTTTAACCCACAACTTTTAGTCACGAATTTTGCTACAAGTTTATCTTTTACTTTTTCAACAAGATTACAAAATAAATTCATCTTAAAATCTTAATAAAAAGATGACTAACTAACAAACCGATTTAATCCATAAAAAATAATCAAAAAAATAATCAAAAAAATAAGATTATTAATATTACACAAAATATTGACCGATTAAATCACTTTGTTAGTTAGTCATCTTTTTATTGAGATTTTAAGATGAATTTATTTTGTAATCTTGTTGAAAAAGTAAAAGATAAACTTGTAGCAAATCTCGTGACTAAAAGTTATGGGCAATTTTCGCGGCCCTCTAAAAAATGTAGTTTGTGTATGAATGCGTCTTGGTAGTATAAATTATAACTGTAATTTGTGACGATATGTGTTTTATAAATATACTGCGTCTAAATTTGTGAGTTGTGGTAAAAAATATTAATTATAAAAACCCAGAAAATAAAAAAAACAACTAACATAACAACATGAGTAACCGAGTTGGACCAGCTAATTTATTTGTCAAGAGTTTTTCCGCCAGTTCGACCAACCCGAATATGATTAACCGAACCAAGTTGTCTACTACCACTGTGTTTAAAAAACAAATGCGAGGAGCAAGGATTAAATCGTTTGCTAAACCAAAGTAAATAACATTAAACAAATAAAACCAAATAATGTAACCAGTAAAAATGAAAATATATTACATACACTTTAGATATAATATAGTAACGTATACTAATGTCATACTCTCTTGTGATTGTTGAGTCACCCGCTAAATGCAAAAAGATTGAAGAGTTTTGCGGGCCAGGCTATAAATGTGTTGCCAGTTTTGGTCACATTCGCGAACTGCCTCACATACGCAATATTGACGTCATTAACGGGTTTGTTCCCACATATGTGCCAATGAAATCCAAAGCTGAACAAGTTAAAAAAATTAAAACACTGGCTCAAGCTTTTAATTGCAAGGAAGTTATTTTGGCTGTGGACGATGACAGAGAAGGTGACGCCATCGGATGGCACCTATGTCAAGTATTAAACCTTGACTGCACCACTGTTAAACGCATTATTTTTCACGAAATCAGCAAGACTGCGGTACAGCATGCAATCGCTTTTCCTCAAATATTAAACATGCCATCAGTTAAAGCTCAGCAGTGCAGACAAATTCTCGACGTGCTAATCGGTTTTACCATTTCTCCTATACTTGGAACCGCATTTACTAAAACAATCCAGTCCACCAATAAAAATAAAAATAAAAATGCAAAAACAACAAATGGCTTGTCTGCTGGTCGATGTCAAACTCCTGCTCTTCGTCTTGTCTACGAGAACTGTATTGAGTGCAAACAAGCACAAGGCGATATGATGTTTAAAACTACAGCAATTTTTACTAGTGAGGCTTTGCCCTTTGTGCTTAAACCCGAACTTGAAACTACATCCATGGTTAAATCTTTCTTAGATTCCTCTGTCAATTTTAACCATGTTATGTCTGTTAAACCCTGCACTAATTCTATTCGCAAACCTCCAAGACCATTTTGCACAGCTAGTCTTTTACAAACCGCAAGTAATAAATTTAGTATGGGACCAAAGGAAACTATGAAGTGTGCTCAAATTCTTTACGAAAATGGATATATTACATATATGCGAACAGATTCAGAAAAATACAGTGCTGAGTTTATTTCTTCAGTCATTGCGTCCACCATGGTTCAGAGTCGATTTGGTCGCAACATCAACACACAACTCCTTGCTGAACTTTCGTCTGATTCTCATTCTGCTTACAACGGTAAAGCTGAGACTATGTGTGCTCATGAAGCTATTCGCCCTGTTAATATTAATGTTGAAACAATTGAAAAACTCGATGCTCGGTCTTTAATTCTTTATCAACTTATTTGGAATCACACTTTAGAAAGTTGCATGGCTGCCGCACAAGTTCATGTGTTACAAACTGAAGTCACTTGTCCTTTATCTACTTTAGTGCCAAATAAACACATTTATGTTTATACTTGTGAACAAGTCATCTTTTATGGCTGGAAGTGCGTGGTTCCCAATTTAAACCAAACCAAAGACGAAAAAGTATACCGCTACTTACATGCTATTAAAAATACGGTTCCAGTTAAATATTCATCTATTACAGCGTGTCCCCACTTAATTCATACTAAACCACATTTAACTGAGTCTCGTTTAATTCAACTTTTAAAAGACCATGGTATTGGTAGACCATCCACTTTTGCCGCAATTGTGGACAAAATTCAGGAAAAACAATATGTTGTTAAGCGAAATATTTTAGGCAAAAAACAAATCGTGGTTGAATACTCTTTAAATAATCTTCCAGCAACCAAACACTTTATTAAAGAAACTACAATTGAAAAAACATTTGGTCAAGAAAAAGACAAACTGGTTATTCTTCCACTGGGAACTCTGGTGGTTGAGTTTTGTATTAAAAATTGGCCAACTCTCTTTCACTATCAATATACCAATGCTATGGAAATCAAACTTGATTCCATAGCATCTAGTTCTAACAACGACGACAAGTCGTCCCACATCTCTTTGTGCAATCAATGTTGTCAAGACATGACTCATTCAATTGCCCCAAAGTTTGAAATTAAAATTGTTGATAAAAACCGTCCCGAACAAAATCTTACACTTATTATTGGTAAAAACGGACCAGTTATTATCGATAAAACCCATATCAAAAAAGTCGCCTTCATATCTGTTAAAAACGACCTTGACATTGCTGGTTTAAAAGAGCAAACATTAACATCTCAACCTATTATTTACTTGGAAGATGTAATTAAAAATGATGATGATGATAATGCAAATAAAATAATATCCGATTCGAAAATTATTAGACAAGTTACTACTACTACATCCATACGTGCTGGTAAAAAAAACGGTGCTGATTCCAATTATATTTACTATAAAACTGCCAGCATGGGAAAACCCAAGTTCATTTCTCTTGTTCTGTTTGAACATGACTATTTAGTGTGTGATGCAAAACTATTAACTGCCTTTGTTACTTTGAATAAAGGCAAAAAAACTAAATACAGTAAAAAGATAAATTAAATTACTAAATAACTTCTTTACTTTTTACTCTTTCTTTTACTTCTAGTTTTACTTTTAGTCTTGCGATTGCTCATGTAGTTTCTACGGTAGCCTCCTTTTTTTACGGTTCTGGTTCTTCTTGTTCTTCGTCTTCTAATTTTGTGGCCACGAGTTTGCATATTATTGCTTTTACGCAATATTTTTTACTTAATGTGTTTTACATATTAACTAAAAATGAAATAAAATATCTAATCTAATAATTAAATAAAAAACCATGGATCTTAAATTGACAATGTGTTTATTAGATTGGATAAATCTAGATAAAATCTGGTGGCCTGATTTGTCTGCTAATTCATCAGAAGGTGCTATACAGTTGCTAGAAAAAAATCCAGATAAAATTAATTGGTGGTATTTGTCTTGCAATAAGTCAGAAGGTGCTATGCGGTTGCTAGAAAAAAATCCAGATAAAATAAATTGGAACCAGTTGTCTTGCAATAAGTCAAAAGGTGCTATGCGGTTGCTAGAAAAAAATCCAGATAAAATACATTGGAATCGGTTATCTTGCAATACGACAGAAGGTACTATACAGTTGCTAGAAAAAAATCAAGATAAAATACATTGGGATTATTTGTCTAGAAATTCGTCAGAAGGTGCTATACAGTTGTTAAAAAATAATCTAGATAAAATCGATTGGGATTATTTGTCTCAAAATCGGTCAGAAAGTGCAATGCAGTTATTAGAAAAAAATCCAGATAAAATAAATTGGTTTGGCTTGTCTCAAAATCCGTCAAAAGGTGTTATCAAGTTCTTTGAAAATAATCCAGATAAAATATATTGGCCTTATTTGTCTAAAAATCCATCAGCTATGCAGTTGCTAGAAAATAATCCAGATAAAATTTATTGGGATTGGTTGTCTGAAAATTCGTCAGAAGGTGCTATTCAGTTGTTAGAAAAAAATCCAGATAAAATTAATTGGAGTAGCTTGTCAATGAATAGGTCAAAATGTGCTATGCAGTTGCTAGAAACAAATCCAAATAAAATACAATGGTGGTGTTTGTCTAGCAACCCGTATATATTCAAGTATGACTATAATAAAATGAAAGATAACTGTATGTTGTTTAAAGAAGACTTGATAAAGAATAGGTTTCATCCTCGCAATATATCCAAGTTTAAACATTGGAAAATTAATATGTTTGAGTAGAAATTAAATTGAAAACTTAATGGTGGTTGGACAATTATCCACGCTAAAGTTTTTAAGTGTATGTGATAAAGCATCATTGCGACGTTTTCTAGTTTTAATATCAGGTTTAACTGTGCCATCTGCATTTTTACTAACTGCCTTGAGTGATTTTTTACTTGTTTGACTTCGATTGCCCATTTCTTTAAACAACATGGTAAAGTTGTTGCGGATATACTCAATGATTTTATTTTCAATTGCCCAGCGAATAAATTTCATTTGACCCACGGTTGTCTTTAGTAACTTGTTTTCGTATGGTATGTCAATGCGTTGAGTGCGACAACAGGGGTCAAATTGTTTTTTTGAATATCCAGATAGTGTTGCTTTGTAGTTAACGTGAACGAAAAAACGATTAGTTATTCCATTATTAATAACAAGTGTATCGTTTTTAGCATAATCAATAACAGTCCACTCTAAAAGACGAAGCGATATTTTGTCCTCAGTAGAAATAAGCATGTAAAGTTGCTTAATATGTTCGGGGTCAGAATAAAACTTTAAAAGACTTGTTAGTAGGGAAATATTGGGGCTATATTTAGAGGTATCATTACTAGTATTAAGTGTTTTACTTGAAAATGCGTATGATATTACTTCAGTCATTGTTTTATATTAATAAATTTAAATAGTTATTTTTAGATGATTTTTTATTTTAGTTATAATAAAAATAAAAAATAAAAAAATAATAATATAAATATAATAAAATAAATACAAAAGTTTAAATGAATGAAATAAGCTTAAATATGGAAAATGGATTTATAGATTTAAATGAAGATAACACTTTATTAACAAATGAACAAATAAATATAATAAAAAATAAAAATAATATAAAATATGACATTGCAAATTATAACAGTAACTTACCAAATACAATACAACCAGAATTCAATAATAATAGTATTATAAAAAAGATGGTATATACATTTAGTTGTTTGGGGGGTTTTACAATTGCCTTAATTATTGTAATGACAACAATTTAATTTTGATTAACATATATTTACAAATCTTGTAAGTGTAAAACTAACAAAAAATAAAACATTGATATTAAATAAGAAAATCATGGACAAAAAAAACCCTATTATAGTTGGGAGCATTATTGGATTATTAAGCGGGATTTATTTTATTTATGCCAACACTCAAAAAAACAAAGATACAACCAAGATAGAAGGGCTAACCACTATGAATGGTGAACTACGATGTCCCAACTTACTTATTCAAAAGGGAGCCATGTTTTACCTGTACAATACCAACTTGGCAGAAGTTCCTGGTGTAAATCCGATTACGTTTAACAATTTAGAAGAGTATACTGAGTTTTTAGAGTGGCAACGTGGTGCAGGCATTCGATGTCCTGTTTTATATGTTCAAAGTACATACAATGCCCAAGGCGAACGTGTATATAAAGCAAGACCTAGTGTGTCAGAGCCTCAAGGCGGACTAGGTCCATCAACTCCTGTCCCTTTACCTTTGCGTTTTACAAAACTAGTGGATGCATCAAGACAGGACGGAGAGTATAATCAAAATGGCTATCCTGCGTATGACCAGTCAAGTTATTACCAGGGATCAGTAACGCCTTTAGACCAAATAAAAAACTCAGAAGAAAATATGCTATATAGCGACAGTGCTATGGACCCAAATTGGGGCGGACAAGATTATACTAAAGCACTAGTAGACACAGGATACTATGCGGACAATGAGGTTTCCATAAATGTACCGTAAATTATGTGTTTAATTTCTTTAATTATAATTTGTTCTCTAACTTGGTTTTCATTTTCAATTTTTTTAAATATTTTACTTCTTTGATTAACAACATACACATTAGCAATTGTAGCACTGTAAATAAGAATCTTTATAATATTTTGATACATTTTTATATTATTACTTGTTACTTTTTATTAGTATTTTATTACTATTTTATTTTTTATTAAATTGTATGCAACTATTAAATAAAAATGAAAAAAATAAAACGAAATAAATATATGTAAGCTAAATACAAAACAATACCATGAATGTAGAATTACCAATGTGTTTATTAGATTGGATAGATCGAGATAAAATGAATTGGTATATGTTGTCTGGAAATCCGTCAGATGGGCGATCTGACCAATACGATGTTATTACACTTTTAAATCTAGCAAATACTCTATCCGGTGGCATTTCAGTTGAGGAAGATGACATTTCAGTTGAGGAAGATGACATTTCTGTTGAAGAAGATGACATTTTTGTTGTTGTAAATACTATTAATTGATTAAAAATGAAATACAACAAATATTTCATTTTTTTTATTTTACAATGTATTTTATTTTTAATCAATTTCTTCAATACTTGGACCATCATCTGGTACAGACGTATCTTCAGTAGATGTGTTTGATTTAGGCATGGACTCTGAGTTATTATCCATTTGCTGAATAATTGGCAAAGCAATCTTTTCAAGATTTTTTTGGTTATCCTCAAATGCTTCTTTTTCTGCGGTTTGATTTGCGTTTAACCAATCGGTTGCATCCTTGCATGCGGTCTCGATTATAACCTTATTTTCAGGAGTGATTTTACCTCCATCTTTATCCACAGTAGATTTTAGTTGAAATATGTAATTTTCAAACGTGTTTTTTGCCTCAACACGTGCTCGATTTGCATCATCTTCAGATTTATACTGCTCGGCTTCTGCTACTAAACGATCAATCTCTTCAGCAGACATACGACTTTTGTCATTTTTAATGGTAATTGTTTGGGCTTTGCCCGACGACTTTTCAACCGCAGATACGTTTAGGACTCCATTGGCATCAATATCAAATGATACATCAATCTGAGGAACTCCACGGGGCATTGGGGGAATTCCTTCCAACTGAAACTTGCCTAAAGTAGAGTTGTCTTTAGTCATACTACGCTCACCTTCAAACACTTGGATGAGAACACCAGGCTGGTTGTCCGAAAATGTAGAAAATGTTTGACTCTTTTTAGCAGGAACTGTTGTATTTCGCTTAATTAAAGCAGTCATTATACCACCTGATGTTTCAATACCAAGAGACAAAGGTGTTACATCCAATAAAAGTAATGACTCGAGTTTTTCAGATTTTTTGCCTTCCCCACTTAGCAAAGCTGCCTGAACAGTTGCACCATATGCTACAGCTTCATCAGGATTAACTGACTTATTAAGTTCCTTTCCGCCAAAGTACTCGCTTAACATCTCTTGTACTTTAGGAATACGAGTTGAACCACCAACAAGTACTATTTCATGTACATCAGACTTGGCCATTTTTGCATCACACAATACACGCTCAACTGGTTCTATACACTTTTTAAAATAATCTATATTCAACTCTTCAAATTTAGCACGGGTTAGCGTTGAGTTAAAGTCAATTCCTTCAAACAGTGAGTCGATTTCTAACTGAGCCTGAGTAGATGCCGACAAACTTCGCTTGGCACGTTCACAAGCTGTACGTAGACGACGCATGGCACGAGTTGAGCCAGACATGTCTTTCTTGAACTTTCTTTTGAATTCAAGCACAAAATAATCAACCATGCGATTGTCGAAATCCTCTCCACCTAAATGTGTGTCTCCAGCAGTAGCCTTCACTTCGAAAATTCCGTCATCAATATTAAGAAGAGATACGTCAAATGTGCCACCACCCAAGTCAAAGATAAGAACGTTCTTTTCGCTTTCTCCCTTTTGGTCAAGACCATATGCGATGGCTGCGGCAGTCGGCTCATTAATAATGCGAAGCACATTAAGGCCTGAGATAAGTCCTGCGTCTTGAGTTGCTTTTCTTTGGGCATCGTTAAAATAAGCAGGAACTGTAATAACAGCATTTGTAACTTTGCGTCCTAAAAAAGACTCGGCCGTCTCCTTCATCTTAACAAGCACCATGGCGGAAATCTCTTCTGCAGAAAATAACTTGGACTCGTTTTTAAACTCAACACCAATCATGGGCTTGCCTTCAACACCAGCAGTTACTTTAAAAGGCCAGTGTTTCATGTCTTGTTGAACAAGCGAGTCGCTCATTTTTCTACCAATGAGACGCTTAGCGTCAAACACCGTATTTAGAGAGTTAATCGCCACTTGATTTTTTGCTGCGTCACCAATAAGACGCTCAGTATCGTTAAATGCTACGTAAGATGGCGTAGTGCGGTTGCCCTGCTCGTTTGCAATAATTTCAACACGGTCGTTTTGCCAAACTCCAACACATGAATAAGTGGTTCCCAAGTCAATTCCAATAGATGCTCCTTCAATACTGTTCATATTTCTATTCTACATATATGTAGAATGTTGTCTTTAATACATTTTTACAATAAAATGAAAAAATGTAAATTACTTTATTTAATTCATAATATCAAACCAAGATATTGTCGATTATTCAAACCCATCAATCATCCAATTTTTAAACTTGGGTATATTGCCAGGATGAAACTTATTTTTCATCAGGTCTTCTAAATTTATCCAATTTAATAAATACATTGGTAATTCGATATTCATTGTTTCTTTGTAATTATATTAACACATGATTATTTATCAACTGAATATATTTCTTTTTTAATATCAACATTTTTAAGTAAATTTAAAGTAACATTTTTAACAACATCATTACCTTTTTTCGTATCATTACATTGATAATGAAATGCCCATTTTTTAAATTCATTTGTTTCTTTTGGATAGTATTCTAAAATAGCAGAACATTGACATGTTTGCTTGTTAGTTTTACATATATCTAAATAATTGGACATATCTTTCATAAGTTTCGCATGAGCATTTTCATGTATTTTTATGGGTTTATCCATATTAATATTATTATTATATAATTTTTATAATCTTTATATTGATTTTTATTGAAAAGCCTTGTTAATGTTTTTATAAGGAATAATTATGCAGAAAATGAATCCAATTTTAATTAAAAAATGAATTAGAAACAACGTGTATATGGTAGTAGTAAAGAAACGTAATTGTTGAAAAATATGCACAAAAAAAAAACCCTAAATCAAGTATCTGGGTCAGTATTTGTGTCTTGTTTGGAAGACAAGCAAAAAATTGTTGCTTGTTTTCCTAAAATTGAGCTTTCACAAGAAACCTTGTTGCACCAAAAGGTTTTAAATGCGGACATTTATGTTGCCATACCATATGGAATAAAATATTTTGCATGGGTAACCACTAAGGATCATGTTGGATTAAGTGATGATAACCGAACAAATAATAATGTAATTTGTTTGTTTATTGAAGCTGGTAATAACAATCACTTAGCATCACAAAATATATTTTATGTATCTCTTGGACAAATATCTGAGCAAAACAATAATTGGATAAATCATTATATTTTTCACGGAATTTTATTTACAGAAACAACTAAAAACAAAAATACTTATTTTGCAAGTAATTTCATATATGATTTAAAAACAGCTCACATTGTTGGCCACAAAACATTCAAGCAAACCATGCAAACATTGCATTATATATTTAACCAGAATACGTTTGTTAAACAGATACGTGATTTTATGATTCAGACTTATTCACTTCACTTTGGTGCTCCTATTATGCATCCCAAGTTTTCCGAACTGTTAACCAAGTTGCAGGACTTGCCGTACAATGTGCAGTACATTCGCTTTCGATATTTAGAACACTCAGAAAGCGAGCCCATTAAGTTTGTAAAATACTTTAAACCCAATAAAAATAAGACGTTAGTTACAAAAAGTCTTGGTGAAAACACAAATGAATTAGTGCTAACCAAACCTAATACAAACATAAACAATAATATTCGACGCCTAAGTCATGCTGTATTTAAAGTGTATCCTCAGCGTCAGCAAGACACATATAAACTATACGCATTAAATAATGAAACTAAAGAGCACTTAATAGACATTGCATATATTCCTAATTACAAAACGAGTATTATGATGAATGGAATATTTCGAAATGTCAAAGAAAATTTAAATTTGGATGCTTTGGAAGAAAGCGACGACGAAGCAGAGTTTGAGAACTCAGACTTGGACAAGTTCGTAGATTTAAAAACAACTCAAAATATGATGTGTGAGTATAGTCCCAAATTTAAAAAGTGGATTCCACTTAATATTACAACAACTCATGACATTATTAAAACAAGCGCAATGGGCATTTAAATAATTATTTTTTTTATAAAAAAATGAAATAAATTAAAACACTTACTTAAACATTACAAAAAACTATGAATGTTGAATTACCCATGTGTTTATTAAATTGGATAAATTCACATAAAATTAATTGGGAATATTTGTCTGAAAATCCATCAAAAGGTGCCATACAATTGCTAGAACAAAATCCAGATAAAATATCTTGGTGGCATTTGTCTAAAAATCCGTCAGCTATGTGGTTGTTAGAAAAATATCCAGATGAAATAAATTGGCATTATTTGTCTGCAAATGAGTCAGAAAGTGCAATAAAGTTGCTAGAAAAAAATCCAGATAAAATAAATTGGATGTATTTGTCTGAAAATCGGTCAAAATATGCTATCCCGTTATTAGAAAAGAATCAAGATAAAATATTTTGGGGCGAATTGTCTGCAAATGAGTCAGAAAGTGCAATAAAGTTGCTAGAAAAAAATCAAAATAAAATAAATTGGATGTATTTGTCTGAAAATCGGTCGGAAAGTGCCATAAAATTGCTAGAAAAAAATCAAAATAAAATATTTTGGCAAATTTTGTCTAGAAATCCGTCAGCTATGCAGTTGTTAGAAAAAAATCCAGATAAAATATATTGGTCTTGGTTGTGTCATAATCAGTCAGAAGGTGCTATGCGGTTGCTAGAAAAGAATCCAGATAAAATAGATTGGCTTAATTTGTCTCAAAATCCGTCAGCTATGCACTTGCTAGAAAAGAATCCAGATAAAATAAATTGGTATTATTTCTCTCAAAATACGTCAGAACGTGCTATGCGGTTGCTAGAAAAATATCCAAACAAAATATCTTGGGGTATCTTATCTAGAATTCCGTCAGCCATACAGTTGCTAAAAAAACATCCAAACAAAATATGTTGGAGTAACTTGTTTTTAAATCCGCATATATTCAAATATGACTATAATAAAATGAAACAAAACCGTTTAATGTTTAAAGAAGACCTGATGAAAAATAGGTTCCATCCTCGCAATATATCCAAGTATAGAGATTGGGGGATTAATGGGTTTAATTCTTATTAAAAATATAATTACAAGAAAAATGATTTTTTTGTCTTGTATAATAAACGCAGTATCTTTAAATATGGGTATATGCTTATCATCAAAGTCAAAGGAAATCATAAATATTGAATTACATGATAAATTAATATCAGAAATCAATCCAGATGAATATAAATATTTTACATGGAAAGGTCAGACATTTGATGCAAAACCATGTAATATTTACGATGGAGATACGTTTAGTGTGTGTTTTTATTATTACGGACAAGTAATAAAATATCGATGCCGATGTTTAGGTTATGATTCTCCAGAAATGAAACCTTCATTAAAATTAGAAAATCGACTTGAAATAAAAAAAAATGCAGTAAAAGCAAAAAATAGATTGGCAGAACTATTATCGCAAAATAATATTATACGTATTACATGTGGTGATTTTGATAAATATGGTCGTGTTTTAGTAACAATGTATAATGATGTTAATGGCTCAAAATCAATTAATGATATTATGCTTGAAGAAGGTTATGGTTATAAATATAATGGTGGAACTAAACAAGTTTAGTTAAGCTGAAAATGCCATACATACTTTATAACAATCGCAACATATCGTATATTGATCATAACACTCACGTTGTTTATTTGTTTTTATGTTTTTTTAATTTCATTTTTTTTAAACCAATAAATATTTATTTTACAAGAAAAATGAAAAACAAAATATATCTATTATACTAGTAATAGTATAGTATCAAATAATGTCTACTGCAAATTTAACCCAAAAAATGACTGCTATGTGTAGTACATTTCTCGACAAAATTCGAGTGGCTCAAGACGGAATTGAGATTTCCGACGAACTGGAGACACGATTTAAAAAAATATCTAAAATTAACCAAGACAATGTAGTAAAAAAACTTATTTCTCTCGGATTTACACGTAAGCCAGTTGTAAGTTCGCTTAATGTGTTGCTAAACAACGGATTTCGTGTTTCTGTTACAGGGGAGCAAAATGTATACCAATATTGTAACAATGGTCGTTTAACAGATAAAATGCTTGAATCAATGGAAAAAAAAACACGTGATGATATTGTTGATTTTGCGGAAGCTAATGAGTATCCGTTTCGTATTGTGATGTCAACCGAGCAACCTGTTTCCGACTCAGAGAGGGAAAGCATAAAGAGTTCATTTAATTCAATAGATAAATCTTATAGATATATACGTCGTGTGTCATTTACTCACGAAAACTATCCATATTTAGTTATCGATATGAGTACTGTAAAGCAGTCATCACCAAACCAAAACAGCTCATTTTTAAACTCAGGAATTTTTCGAAACATAGATATGTATGAAATAGAGATAGAGTTTAGTAAAAATAGAAGCCAATATTTTCTCGGAACCCAAGATATGAATATAGCATTAAAATTAACAGATACAAATGTAAAAAAAATGGTGATAACTCAGTTTCAAAAGTACATCAAATATATTTTAGGTGGACTTCAAGAATCCAACTATCCAATTTCATTCAAAACGCAAGACAGCGTCTTATCCGACTACAAGACTATTTTGGGTTTGCCAAGCGGAACTAAAGATAATGCTCGCAGGTCTATCTTTATTGGTCCGTCGTCCAAGACGTTACAAATCGACAATGTTGTTGTAAATAACGAAAACGAGCTAAAAGTTCCAAACGTACGAGTTCCAGGTGCATTTTGCGTTACGGAAAAGGCAGATGGCGATCGTCATCTCATGTTGGTAAACTCAGTGGGAAAAATCTACCTTATTACATCAAATATGCAGGTGAAGTTTACGGGTGCATCATGCGATCCCAAAATTTGCAAGAACACGATTATTGACGGAGAACTCATCACACAAAATAAAAAGAAGGAATTTATTAACACATATGCTGCGTTTGACCTGTACTATATGAATGGTGTTGATGTAAGATTTTTAAAGTTTATGCCGATTCCCAAGGTATTAGAAAAATCTTTGGACAAAACACAAGATAAAGATGTGATTCAACCTGATAATGATAAAATAAAAACTGGAGGTCAAGAAGATTTGAACGCAGTACATTTAGACCAAGATGGGGGGGCAAAGAAAAAAGAAAAAGATGTAAAAGATGCTAAAGAGCGTGAAGAAAAAGAAGTAAACAAAGATGAATGGGCAAAAAAATATCGTTTTGTATTGCTTACGGAAGTTATAAATGCAATTCGATTACAAACAACTGCGGTTAACGCATCCATGATTTTTAAAACAAAAAGTTTTTACCCAACTATTAAAGATGGAACTTTAACAAAAGAAGATGACATTAATACGGTGTACAATATATTTCGTGCCAGCAAGTTAGTACTTGGGGCCGAATACCCATACAATACAGACGGAGCAATTTTTACACACACAACATTTGGAGTTGGTGGGTACTCAATCGGAGCAACTGGACCTTTACATAAAATTACATGGGACTTGTCGCTAAAGTGGAAGCCTGCATCCATGAATACCAATGACTTTCTAGCAATAACTGAAAAAGACAAAGCAAAAGGCGGTGCAGACAAGACAACTGACAAGTTTTTAGATGGTACTAATATGCTAACCTTGGTACAAAATCAAGAATACAAGCACTTACAACTCTTTTGTGGCAACCGTTCTCAAAACGAAATATTTGCCCATCCTTGTGAAGACGTATATAATGGCATTTTTCCAACCCGCTCGTATGCGGATTCAAACACATATCAAGCCACTCCCTTTATTCCCACAAATCCTTATGACGCAAATGCTCAGTATTGCAGTATCTTGCTAAACAAAGATGGTCTCATGATTACCGAAGAAGGTCAGCCATTTGAAAGCGATACAATCATTGAGTGTCGGTATGATATAAAGTTTCACAAGTGGATTCCAATGAGGGTAAGGTACGACAAAACGGCTGAGTACAAAGAAGGTAAAAAACCTCAGTTTGGCAACTCATTTGAAACCGCCAACAGCAACTGGACATCAATACATAATCCCGTAACAGAGTACATGATTACTAATGGAAAAATGGAAAATGGTGCTGAAATTGAAGAGCAAGAACAGCCGTCAGATGCGTATTACAAAACAGAAACATCAAGCCAACAAACGCAAACACAAGGGTTGCGTGATTTTCACAACAAATATGTGAAGCAGTGGCTTATTAAAAGTGTGTGTCAGCCAGGAAATACGCTTATTGATTTAGCGTGCGGAAAAGCAGGTGATTTGCAAAAATGGATACACGCTCAGCTTAGTTTTGTCTATGGTATTGATTACTCAGGAGATAACTTAACCAATTTATTAAATGGAGCATGCTCACGTTATTTAAATACTTCCAAAAAATTTCATAAAATACCAAAGGCTTTGTTTGTACAAGGTGATAGTGGAAAAAACATTCGCTCAGGTTTAGCTATTATGGACAAAAAAGGCAAAGAAATTAACGACGTAGTGTTTGGCGAACATGTCAACATGACTGCTCAGCAAATTGCAACAAATCTGGGAAAGGGAGTCATGAACCAGGCTAACAAAGGAAAAGATGGTTTTAACATAACATCGTGCCAGTTTGCGATGCATTACATGTTTGCTACACCATCCACTTTTTACAATTTCGTGGAAAACATTGCCGAGTGTACTAAAAATAACGGCTACTACATTGCTACATGCTACGACGGCAACGAAATATTTCGCATGCTTAAGGATAGAGCAAAAGATTCAATTATTCAGGACTCTAAGCTAGTCTGGGAAGTGGTAAAAAAATACAGCTCAGATCGTCGCATTTTTCCAAATGACGAAACAAGTTTGGGTATGGAAATTTCTGTGTATCAAGAAAGTATTGGTCAGTGGGCATCTGAGTATTTAGTAAACTTTGAATTCTTTAACAATACTATGAACGAGTATGGCATGTATTTACTAACGGACGCTGAGCTAAACACTATTTCATTTCCTTTAAAAAAAAGTTCAGGCTTGTTTGGAGACTTATTTCAGCAAATGAATAAGACTGCATCGGAAACAGCAGTCAAGTCAAATCAGTATGGTGATGCAAGCAAAATGACTGATATTGAAAAAAAAATATCATTTCTTAATAGGTACTTTATTTATCGCAGTCGCAACCATACAAAAAAAGACTTTGCGAAACTAACCGCTGAAAAATTAAGCAAACATTCCGCTGATAAAGATACAGACAAGGTTAATGGTGATGTTGCAGAGTATTTGGGTAATGCTGTAGGTGAAGAAAAAATGGCAGATATCATGGAGACAGTTGACTCATTAGAAGATTGCCATTATGATTCTAGACTGCATAATGTATTAGCCAAGATAACCAAGGAAAAAAACAAAAAATCCCCCAACATTCAAAACATTTTAGATTTAATTACAAATGCAGGCGAGAATGCTAGTTCAGCCAGACCTACAGTTCGCCTTTTAGAAAACATTGACGAGCAACTGAAACAGTATAAAAAAAAAATGGACCCAGAGGAAGGCAAAGAATTCATCTGTGACCGCATTATGGATTACTTTAGCAAACATGTAACAAAGAAAAAAACAAAATTCATGACGGACAAGACCAAAGTTATTGATATTGGTGGTGGTAATGGGAATTTATTGCACTGTTTTTCCGACAAGTTTAGCATACCAAAAGACCGTTTAGTCAGTATTGAGAATGGCTCGTTTGAATACACATATACTCACGGAAAAACTGTCACCTATGAAACGCTAAAGGAAGCCGATAAAAATAATATTAATGCACTCACATCGAATGTATTTAAAGATGCAGATTATATATTTTGCATGGTAACATTGCATCACATGACAGATGAAAATATTCGTAATACAGTGGTGTTTATTAAGAACCATTTGAAGCGTAATGGTGGGTACCTGGTAATTAAAGAACATGACGCAGACAGCCAGGATACTGAATGCTTAATTAACTGGGAGCATCACCTATACCGTATGATGGAACATAGTGATGGCAATATGCCGAAAGAAGAACTGCAAAAGTATGTAGATGATATTTATATCGGAAACTACAAGCAAGAAGCATATTTTGATGCTTTGTTTAAATCAGCAGGACTTAGTTTGGTTTCTACACTCGACAATGCTATGTATGCTATAAAAACTGGGGATAAAAAATGGGAAAGAAATCCCACACAACTGTATTGGAAAATATACAAGTACTAAATAAAAAACTATTAATACCAATTTAACTAAAGAAATTATCACAACACGGACACCCAGAACAACCACGCCATAATGATATATCAATTGATAATACATCATATGTTTTATAAATTAAACATTCCTCACAACAAATACATATAGGTCTACCCTTAACTGCCTCACAAATTTTAATTATATCACAATCATTTAAACAATACTTACCATTAATACGCATTAAATTTTCAAAATTTTTAGTTTTTTTTATAAACTCTTTAGTTTTTTTTATAAAATCTGCTTCATTGTGATTAAAAATTTTTGTATCTTTGTTGTCGTTATTATTTAGTATTTGAATGTCGTAATTTTCCAGTAAATTATTGTTATTTACTTGTCTCCGCTTGCAATGCTTATTTTTCTCATATTGTTTCTTTTTATAATTATATACACGTTGATTATCAACATGTTCGCGATGCTTGTTCATACTCTTGTAAGATTTTGTGAGATTTTCGGTAAATTTGTTCATTATTGTACTGTATTATTTTAGTATTATTTTAGTATTATTTTAGTATTATTTTATATTTCATTTTTATATTTCATTTTTATATTTTTTACAATTAATTTTCGCATCACCAAAGTTCGCATCACCAAAGTTCGCATCACCAAAGTTCGCATCACAACACGAACATCCATAACAACTAGCCCGGTGTATATCAAGTGATAATATACGACATATTTTTAACATTATATCTTTGTCGCAACAACCGCATATACTTTCACCCTTAACTGCCTCACAAAGTTCAATTAAACCATCACGATTTAAAGACCGGTTACAATTATTGAAAAACATAATATGATGAAAATGTTTTGTCTTTATGATAAATTTTTCAGCTTCAGTCTGATAACTCAAATGTTTATCTATGTTGTCGTTATTATTTAGTATTTGAATGTCGCAATTATTCAGTAAATTATCGCGATTTATCTGGTTTCGCGTGTAATTCTTCTTTTTTTCATATTGTTTCTTTTTATAATTATATGTACGTTGATTAGCAACATGTTCGTGATGCTTGTTTATACTCTTGTAAGATTTTGTAAGATTGAATGATTCGTTCATTATATTGTTAATAGTATTATTTTATATTTTATATTTCATTTTTTTTAAAAATGAATAAACCCAATATAGTATAATTAATACAAACAAACACAATAATGTCTATACCAGCAATTTTAATTTTAGCAGGAGAAAAAACATATGGTCGAACTAAACAAAATGTGCTCATTTATAAGTGCATTCCTGACAACCATGAAATTAGTCCGATGTTGGTTCCGTACAAGATGAAAACCATGGGATTTTCCAAAGTGTTTAGTAATTTATATGTTATTATTGCAAGAAAACATGAGAATAATGAAAAGTATGGAGTCTTGACCAATGTTATTGGACCTGTAAATTGCCTAAATTCATTTTACGAATATCAAATTATTTGTAAACAACTCAATATATCATTGACTCAATTAACAAAAAGCATAAACAAACAAAAAATTAATCAAAATATTACGTTTACTAAAGAGTGGAAAACCAAGTATAGTATCCAAGATTGCTTGTCAGATATAGTATATACCATTGACCCAAGTGGTTGTGCCGACTTTGATGATGCATTTAGCATTAAAGTTAATGAAGAAAATCAATGTATTTTAACAATTTACATTGCCAACGTGCCTGTTATTTTAGACACGTATTCACTTTGGCAAACGTTATCAGACCGCGTCGCAACAATTTACTTACCACAAGGGCTAAAACGCTCCATGCTGCCGCCCATTTTGTCCGAAGGACTTTGTAGTTTAAAATCAGGAGAAGACCGTGTAGCATTTGCCATGGAGTTTCGACTTGATTCGGCATCAATTTTAGCGTATACACGTCACTTTAATTGCATTATTAATGTAAACCGTAATTTTGTATATGAAGAGCCGTGTCTTTTGCAAAACTCTAAATATCAGTTGCTACAGCGAATGCTTCCCCATATTAAAGACACTCACGAGATGGTAGCACACATGATGTTGGCCATGAATGCAGAGAGTGCTAAACTGCTTATAAATAAAGAATGCGGAATCTTTCGCACTGTAACAAGGACAGCATCTAAAGATACGAATGTTAAATATACAGATGAAATATCCAAGTACATTTCTAATTGGAAATGTATGCATGGTCAATACACAGGATACAATCCAGACACAACAACTAGTTATCATCATGCTGCGTTAAACTTGGATGCATATGCTCACATTACATCACCAATTCGACGACTAGTTGATACAATAAACATGAGTCTTTTAAGTTTGAATTTAGATTTAACAAATGGGTTGTACGAAAAATGGTTAAATCATATAGACCATTTAAACAAACAAATGAAATCTGTTCAGAAAGTTCAAAATATATGTACATTATTGGAAAAAGTAACAAATAATCCAGATATTTTACATCAGAGTTTTACCGGATATATATTTAGCAATTGTAATAATAATAATAATTATAACATAGTTTATATACCTGAGTTAAACATTACGTCTAAATTCACAGTATTACAAGACAAATTTGTAGATTTAACTAAACCACAAAGTCAAGATCAGTTTAAAATATTTCTATTTTCAGACGAGTTTAATATTTTAAAAAAAATTCGCATCATGCAAATATAAAAATGTATTGATATTAATAATTAAATTATTGTTATTTTTTACATGTGAAAAAAATAACTATTTTACACTACATATATTTACAGACACTAACTATAATCTAATCTAATTTAAGCAATTGCCCTTTTAGCACGAAGAACTTTTTTAGGCTTAGCAGAACTAACCTCGACACCAGGAGAAACCTCAACAACAGGAACAACTAGCTTAGCAGGAGTAACCTCAACAACAGGAGTAACCTCAACAACAGGAGCAACCTTAACAACAGGAGCAACCTCACCATGTTCAGCTTCATCTTCAGAATCAGCAACAATCTCTATACCAACTCCATCCTCATCTAACACATCTACATCAGGCTGTTCAGCAAACTTGGTCTTGTCACTTGGATTTATTGCTACCATACAAACTCCCTGAATAGTAGCACGAGGCTTTTTGACAATCGCTTGTAAAAGCTTCCAGGTGATACTCATCTTGCCATTGGAAAACCAAATACCACTAGTTTGAATGACACATATAACCTTAGACAACTTGGGTAAGTAATCAAGAGGTGTCTTGGTAGAGTTAAGTTTGGGAAATAATGGCTGACTATCTTCATCATACAACTCCAACTTAAATTCCCCCTTGTAAAATGCCAACTTTAACTTCAAACTTGGCTTCTTTGAAAAATCGGGGTCCTGAGTTCCCTTAATCTTAGTGTACTTAAGCATCGGGGTACACAGAGCATCAATAATATCTAAGCTCTTATACTCTTTGCCAAACCAGTCCTTTGACTTGTCCAACGCATCCTCCTTAATTTTCTGCTCCATCCCAATCATCATCTGAAGCACAGCCTCAGATTCAGGGTCTGAATACTCTTCACTAGGAAACTGCAGAGACATGCTATAACTAATCTTACCTCCATCATCCTTATACTCTTCTGCACCCCAAGTCATCATCATTGGTAAAGCCAAACGCAAACCGCAGTTAGTTCTCTTGTTTAAAACATTTACACTAGTTCCACCATAATCATTCGCTTTCTTCTTGGAATACCCAATTTGGTTTAAGTCGAATTCGGTTGCGTTGATGATAGTGTCTGCCATTGTCTATTTGTTCTTAATAACTAATGTATACTCAGACAATTCTTCTAAATCATTTTTTCCATAAATCAAAAAATAAAAAAAAGAATATAAAAAGAATAGATAAATTATTTTAATGTCAGAATTTAAAATCTAAATTCGTCATTCTTAAAATAATTGGGTTAATTTGTTAGTTGGTCTTAAAATATCCTGTGTTTAAATAAGTTTATTTAAAAAGTATTATGTTTAAACTACAGGATGCGAACCTCATCCACCAGACATGACTCCATTTGAAGAAATATCTGGGGCTGGACCTCATCCACCTTTTCGTTTAATACCTCTTCGTTTAGTACCTCTTCGTTTTTTCCCTCCTGTGTAATGATTGTAGTTGTCAGTGCAATTATCTAATTTCATATATGGAGCAGGGTTGGCTAAAGCCGACAATCCATATGGCAACTCTGTTCCAGTCGAATAACTAGGAGTGTTGGGAACATTGTTGGTAGTTCCACCACGACGTCTACGGCTTTTTCTTTTAGTCCTGCGCTTATGTTTATGCTTTTTTGTGCGTTTTTTACACTTTTTACACTTTTTAGATTTGTTTCTGTGTTTTGTGCAAATATTGCACTTACAAAGGGATGCTAACGCACGTTTTTGTTTTGCTCGTATAGATCGTTTTTCTGATTTCCTTCTATGCTGCCAACTGCGACCAGGTTTGGGCATTGGACCAATTTTACGGCGATGTTTAGTTCGATAACGCTTTTTGCCTCCAGTCCATTTACCGCTAGCAGCAATAACATTTGAAGATGGTGCGGGCAAAACATTGCAATTAACAGATGACGGATTAGTATTGTCAGAAAAAAACCCAGTGTTGTGCGACGCAGCATCTGTACTAAATGGACCACTTGTTGAACTATTGGGATTGGCTAAATAACTCATTGTTATAATATGCGAATATTATAATATTTAAATGAACAAGCAAACTTATGGCAAACAATTAACTCCCCAATCTTTGGTGAAATACAATTTCTTTTTTTTGTTGATTATTTTCAAGCAACTGCATCCTTGTCAGATGGTAGTACTATATTAGATGATACTACAGATCTTTTTAAGGTTCCAGTCTTTTTTACAACATCACTATTTTTTAATGTATATTTACCCGTTTGGCCATTGTATCCAAGAATATTAATTTTATTTACGTGCCCAGTATTTTTGTCATAAGAAATATCTTTTACCTTTTGAATTTTATTCTTGTTAATACACTCTTTTAAAAATACTCGTAATTTTTCTCCCTCATCATCTGTGAGGTTGTGCTCAATCTTGTATGCTAAAGCGTACTCAGATACTTTTTTAATCTTTAACGACCGACTCAACTTCGACCAAGAGCCGTTGGTCATGTTTGTTTGCTGTTCTTTTCGCAAAAATGCTTCAAGGTCTTGCATTTTTTGATTATCTGCACACATATTCAGTTATTAGTTTTAATTAATTATACAATAATATATTTAACTTGTTTTAAGTTTTTTGTTTACATTTAATAAATTCTTGAATTATTCGATTAGTAAAAAAAAACAAATCATCATTATTTTCTTGAATTATGCTAAAATAAATAATGTATTCACAAATAAGTGGAAATGTGATATATTTTTGCTCTGTATTTAGCTTGCAATGATTTGTTTTTACAAATAAAAACAACGTATCCAAAACGTCAATAACTGAATATCCCAAATCTGTTAAACTTGCCATAATTTCCATTGCTGTGCTTAAATCATACTCTAATACTCGGTCCATATATTGGTTAAATATGTCAAAACTAATATTTGTACACAGCACTTTTGCAGTTTTTAAGTCAATTTCTTCTGCTAATAGTTTGAATTTTTCTAAATAATTAATCAAAACATTAATGTTGCCATTTTCAATTGTTAACAAATATTCCATTACATCAGAATTAATGGCAATATTTTCTCGAACACAAATATTTTTTAAAATAGTTATTTGCTGTTCTTTGGACAATGGAGGAACTGATATAATAAGGCTGTGTGACTGAATACTTTCCATGATTTTTTTTATGTTAGTGCATGATATAACAAAATTTACTGAATTTGAATATGTTTCAATAAGATTATAACAAATATGCTGGATACATGACGCATTAGTTATACTAACGCAGTCTAAGTTGTCTAAAATAATAGTTTTTTTTAACCCGTTTGTCATGGTAAAGTGAGACTGGCAAAATGTTTTCAAGGTTTGTCTATAAAATGTAGTTCCATGATCACGAATAAAATTAACATACATTACATGTTTATTTCGCAAAATATTATTACTATTATTAATGTCTACATTGCAATAGTATTCACTTAAAAGTGCATTGATTAATGATGTTTTTCTTGTACCAACTAACAAAATGTTTAAATTTCCAGATTGAATTAACATTTTAAAAAAATCTCGCAAGTCAGTTGATAGTTCAAATTCATCTAGCTTGGTTGGAGCATACTTGTAAATTAACATTTGTTTGATATTCTTTATAAACTTATATTTAGATTATTTAATTGTAATTTATGAAAAAAATGAAATAATATACCAACAGTAAAAAAGAGTTTAAATATGAATGCAAATAATAAAATTATTGAAAACAAACCTAACCCATGTTTTGCATATACTCCAAAAAAACATTTGCACACAATTTTTTGCAACATGACACCGCAAAATGCACATGTTGACAGAAGTATCTTAAACACAATACATCATGAATTATTAATTATTTTAAAGGATAAAACAATTGACAAGTGCAAAATTAGCGATGTGCGACGTGCAATGAAAAATACAAGCCAAGAACCATATATGAAACTTTATCAACATGAAATATTTTACAAACTAACAGGCAAACCACGTCCCTATTTTTCACAAGAGCAACTGTCTCAGATAATGGACTACTTTGAAACTCATAAATATAAATATCAAAAATCAAAAGACTGCTATTATTATTTTGAGGATATAATCAAAGACATTGATGCAAAATTAGGATTTAACCAGTTCATTCATCTTGATTTTAGATATAATTTATTTACACCCATTAACCCTTCAATCTTTACTCAAACCCATTAACTCCCCAATCTTTAAACTTGGGTATATTGTGAGGATGATACCGATTCTTCATCAGGTCTTTTTTAAACAACAAACAGTTTAATTTCATATTTTGATAATCATACTTAAATATATGCGGATTTTGAGACAAATAATCCCAATTTATTTTTTCTTGATTTTTTTCTAACAACTGCATAGCACCTTCTGACGGATTTCTAAACAAACAATCCCAAACTATTTTATCTGGATGTTTTTCTAGCAACTGCATAGCACCTTCGGACGGATTGTAACACAACCCAACCCAATCAGATATATTATCTGAATTCTTTTCTAGCAACTGCACAGCCCAGTATGAGTTATTCCAAGACAACATATCCCAATCTATTTTATTTGGATTATTTTCTAGCAACTTGATAGCACTTTTTGACGAATTTGCAGACAAATTATTCCAATTTATTTTATCTGGATTTTTTTCTAGCAACTGCATAGCACCTTTTGACGGATTTTCAGACAAATTATCCCAATTTATTTTATCTTGATTCTTTTCTAGCAACTGCATAGCATATTCTGACGTATTAGAAGACAACCGATGCCAAGATATTTTATCTTGATTCTTTTCTAGCAACTGCATAGCACCTTCTGACTCATTACAAGACAAACAATTCCAATTAATTTTATCTTGATTTTTTTCTAACAACTGTATAGCACATTTTGACGGATTCGCAGACAAACGTGTCCAATTTATTTTATCTTGATTTTTTTCTAGCAACTGCATGGCACCTTCTGACGGATTTAAAGACAAACACCACCAATCTATTTTATCTGGATTTTTGTTTAGCAACTGTATAGCATATTCGGATGTATTTAAAGACAAATATTTAAGTATTATCTGTTCTTTACTTATCCAATTTAATAAACACATGGGTAATTGGACATTCATAGTTTTTGTGTAATGTTTGTTATACAAGAATAAAATAATCATTTTTTCGTAATAAAAAATATATGTAAATATTTACAGGTCATTCGCTGACTCTATTTCCTCCTTTACTTCTGCCCCATTTTCTTCATTTTTCTTTTCTGTTTCTAAAATTACCCGAACACCATTCCACTTTTTATTTGGTTGAGTTGCCTTGTCCCCATGCATTTTGTTCATTGCTGTATCAAGTTCTGACATTTTTGGAGACTTGGCATTATTATAAGTTGTATGATGCCACTCTTTGAATGCCCGATGTAAGTTCTGTGTTCCAACTTGACCACCTGGACATAGTTCAACTCTGGTCGACAAAAAGCACCGAATCACATCCTGACTCTGACGAAATTCAGTAGTATACCGTGTGACTTCTTCGCAATCTTTTACTACACCTTGATTTTTTACAGCAATTTCTACCAACATACTCATAAAAATAGGAGCCCATAAAGGTAATTTACCAATTAATGTTTTGTCCTTTTCAAAAATATAATCTGAGTCATGCTCATAGTTTTCTCCTTTATCAATAAACTTTGCTAAAAAGGCTACTACTTTTAGTCTTCGCCAAATACCGTCATCAGTGCCCTTGACTGAAAACATGGCATTCATACAAGCGGCAAAGTTCACCTGCAAGGCAAATGTTTCAGTTGATCCAAATAAATGTCTTCCTGTAATATCTGCCTCACCAGTGATCTCTTTAACAAATCCCTCGTTAATTGGAATGTCTTTTTCTGGCTCTTGTAAAACAGCGTACCTTCCACCTTTAAGGTTCATCGTTTCAGGAGTTGCAGCACCTACAGCAGTTCTTTTTTCTGTTAACATGTTAACTGGAGCAAATACCTTGTAGTCACCCATACAAAACTTCATTAATTCTGTCAACAAAGACTTGCCATTACTGCCTGAACCCACATAAATATTAAAAACCTGCTCAACTTTTTCGCCGATTAGTACTGACCCAAGATGATCCCACATATACCGCTCTAATGACGGTATTGGAAACAACTGGGAAAAGAATGTTCTAATTGCGGTTACAGTAGTTTCATATTCGTCTTTGTGAACTTCTGTGTAATACGAAAGTGGTTGGTAGTCAATCCTAGTACTCATGGATATGTAATCATCCGCTCGCCCATTGCGAAAATCGCCAGTTTTTAAATCAAGAACCCCGTTATTAAAACACATAGCCCAGCGGTTTGTGTCTAGTTGTTTACTAAAGTTCGGATCGTAAAACACCTCCATTGATTCACGAAAACTATTATTCTTTGTTGCTGTATTGTCCAACTTTTCTACCACCATGGCAATTTTTTTCATTCGCTTTTTAATCCTAGCCATTGAATCGCTTTCTTTTTTGGCATTTTTCCCAGATTCTGCTAAATCTGTCTCAAATTCAACCTCTAAATCATCAGAACCCTCTTCTGTTGATTGTCTAACCCATTCGGCCGCAGCTTCATCCTGTTTTTTTTGAAAAAGTGGCAAGAGATCATTTGATACCAACCTACGAAGGTCATACCCTTTGTCAGTTGTCCAATGATGTTTCTCAAACATGTACATGCATTTATGGTCAATGTCTGCACATGTATAATTGTCGCCATGCTTAAGTTTTAAAATTCTGGCAACTTTACCATCTGTGTATGAGCGAATTAGGTCTTCCAGTAAAACATTTAAGTTTGTGCTTTGAAATAGCTTATACTCTTCTGGTGCGTCTGTCTTAACCCAATACTTAAGCGATCCAATTGTTAAATTGCTTTTCGTTTCATTCACGTTAAAATATTTTGTCCACTTATCATATAATTCTGGAATCTCAGTATAATCGAAATCATCTGCTTTGCTACGCAACATAACCCACGAAAGAAATAAACGCGGATCTGTATTTTTTAAAGCAAACGATACTTGACGATTCTCCATGTGTGAGCCTTCTTGGTAATATTTTTCAGGAAGCAACTGTGTCAGATTATGAGCATCTTTTACTGTGGTTTCGCTCAATTTTAACGATTCCAAAAATGTTGTTATAATATTGAACAATGCATCAGGACCATTTAAATTGGCCAAAAATTCAGTTACTGCATTTGACAATACATTTGAACTTAAATCGGCCAAAAACTGAGCGGACACGCTAAGTTTCGACTTTTTATTTCCAGATGGTCGTGTTGTTCCTTTAACCTTTGTTCCGCATATTTTGTTTAATACCATATCCAAATTCGGCTGCAGTTCGGGCTTTAAGTGGTCAGGATATCTTCCACGTAATAAATGAAAGTTATTGCTGATATCCTTTGGTGACAAAAACTTTTCAACGCTACGACGATCAATGCTAAATTCTCCATCACTTTTGTCAAATGTTAACTGCATGTACTGTGTCAGTTTGTACGGCAAACATCCTGGTTTTTTTGAACCGTACAATTGCCATCCGCTTGTGCCCCCACTAATCGTGTCATCAAACACATCATTAAGATCTTTAACCAAGTTCATGTCGTTTAATATTTCATCTTTTCCACATGCCTCAATAACTTTGGCTCGTAACAACATTTGATACTTGTGAGCTAACTGCAAACCAATCACAATATGAATCCCATCTTTAACTTCAGTTACTTCGTTTTTATTATCTTTTTTGTATTTTTTATAAGGTGCATCACGTTCAAACACAAAAATAGGATATGTCTGTGCCTCTTTAAAATTAAATATCTTTGGTAATGCGTCAAGGTACAAGTATAATATGTTAGAAATATGGTCTGATGTGTATAGACGTTTGTCATCGGGCGTGTCAAGTGGATATCGAAAGTCCAAATCAATTAAAATGGGCTCGGACCCGTTGTTCAACTGAAGTTCTGTTATATATTCTTCATTACCTTTTACTAGCACATACTCAATATATTTGTCTATAAAGAGCTCGTCATGTTCTGGTAAAATATTGTACTTGCCTCCACTAATTTTAACACCGTTACTTAGCCCAGGTATTCTAGTATGTGTGGATGGATTAGTATTGCCAACTGCATCCTTTCCATACGAACACAACTTACGTTTAATAATATCAAACGAGTCCGCACTAGATATTAAAGACATAAACCGTTGTATTATATTACTACATTTTCTTTCTATTCTCTTTTTCATTTTTTCTAATAATCAAATAAAAGTGTATAAAATGCAACATTTTTGTCACTGTATTTTATTTACAAAAAATAAATTAAAACTTACTTGTTTAACTCAACTATAAATATAGTTCTAAATTGGTAGGTAAATAACCAACTTTCTAAAAAAATGAAATAAAAATGCATGACCTAAAATGTAACAAAAACCATGAATGTAAAATTACCAATGTGTTTATTGGATTGGATAAATCAAGAGAAAATTAATTGGGATATGTTGTCTTTCAATGAGTCAGAAGGTGCTATGCAGTTGCTAGAACAAAATCCAGATAAAATATATTGGTCTGGTTTGTCTGGAAATCCGTCAGCCATGCAGTTGTTAGAAAATAATCTTGATAAAATACATTGGGATTGGTTGTCTGGTAATCCGTCAGAAGGTGCTATCAACTTACTAGAAAAAAATCCAAATAAAATCGATTGGTATGTGTTGTCTGGAAATCCGTTAGCTATGAAGTTGTTAGAAAATAATTCAGATAAAATCGATTGGAAACAGTTGTCTGGTAATCCAACAGAAGATGCTATACAATTGTTTGAAAAGAATTTAAATAAAATTAATTGGATTGGGTTGTCTCAAAATCCGTTAGCAATGCAAATATTAGAAAATAATCCAGATCAAATAAATTGGCGTCATTTGTCTGCTAATAGGTCAAAATTGGCTATGCAGTTATTAGAAAAGAATCCAGATAAAATTGATTGGATGTTGTTGTCTCAAAATCCGTCAGCAATACAGTTATTAGAAAAGAATCCAGATAAAATTGATTGGTATCAATTGTGTTACAATAGATCAGAATGGGCAATACACTTGCTAGAACAAAATCAAAATCTAATTAATAACTGGCTGGGTTTGTCTTTCCATCGGTCTGAACATCCCATACAGTTATTCAAAAAAAATCCAGATAAAATATATTGGTATAATTTGTCTCAAAATCCGCATTTATTCACGTATGATTATATACAAATGAAACAGAACTGTTTAATATTTAAAGATGACTTAATGAAAAACCGGTTTCATCCTCGCAATATATCCAAGTTTAAAGATTGGAGGATTAATGGGTTTAACACTGATTTTGATTGATAAACTTTACATATTTTCACATGCTGTTTTTTGTCCATGACATTCGCGACACATTGCAATCAAGTTTGACACGTCATTTCCACCTCCATGTTCGAGACGAATCTTGTGATCAATTTCAAATGTATGTGTTAGTTTTGCGTCACAAGACCCACATTTCCAATCTTGCATATATGCTACATATTTTTTTTTTGTTTCACTAACAGAGCGTTTTGTTGATTTTTTGTTTTGATAAGGTTGTTGACCACCATTTTGTGGATAAATATTTGGTTGGTAATCATCTCCATAAATATCAGAGTTCATGGTTTGCATAAAACTAGAGTTTCCCGAGGTAAAGTCAAAAATGGGCGTTAGCATATCCATGGATGTCTTGTCGATAGGTAAGTGTTTAACAGCATTATTAGCGTAAAGAATTAGATTTTTTGTATCGTTAGGGTTTTTACGAATCATGATATAAAGCGAGTATGCGGCAAAGGCAATACCTGCCATTTGAAAGTATTTTTTACATGAAAAAATGTACTTGCTGAATTTATTATCATAAAAAGTATTGTAAATATAAAGTCCAGTAATTCCAAAAATAATAACTTCCAGTTTCATTGTATTTTATCCTTTTGTTAGTTGTAATATTTTTATTCTAGATAAATATATGAATTTATAAATATTTCCAAAATAAAATGTATCTACTATACATACCTGTATTTTACAACTTTAATAAACTTAATGGACTATTTAGCAAACCTAGGAAATACAACACCAAATTTAATTGAAAATAATGTCCGCATTTTTTTGTCAAGCAAACTACAACAGAGTCATCACATGAAAACTGTTTACTATAATGGTATTTTTAACATTTGTCTTTTTATTTTTTTTTTATTTATAGTTGGGTCTATTCTCATGTACAAGTACAAAGGCAAGCCAACGCCAGAAGACAAAGCTCGCAAAGACTATGACAAACAGCAGTATATTTTATCCACCATACGAACCCAGCAACTAGAAAAAATGCGTAACCACCAAGAATTAATTACGGGATTACCGCACTGGGACACAGAGTATTCTGTTAAATTTTAATTACAAATCAGTTTGTTGTTTAATACGCAAATTTGTTGCCGAAATATGCTATAATAACTTGTGAACAGAACGAAAAAACAACTTGTTTTTTAATTTTACTTGCGCAAACATACATCTATTCTAATACTTATACTATACTACTTACCTTTACACATGTTGCTGACGAATGTACGGCATACAAGGAGCAACTGTGTTCACTTTTTTCTTCAATCCAGGTGGACCGCTAATGTTTTGCATTTTGCGTCTCGTTTCATCTGTTACCGTAAACAGAAGAAATACGGGACGTTTATCATAAGCCCCTTTAAGTTTAGTATTCTTTACACGAACATCAAAGAACTTGTTAAATGTTAAAGCATAAAGCAACTCGCACGCATTCTGTGTATGGTACCACATGTCGACAGTTACAGTTGCGTGCTGTTTGTCTAATACAAGACTAGTTACATTACCTACATCATTTATGTCAAACACTTCCTTGACCATTTTCTCGGTGATTTGCTCAGACCAGTTGTGAAGGTTCATCTCAATCTTGGTTGAAAATATAGCATCATTCGAAGGAACGACCATCTTGTTGTTGAGAGAATACGACATTATGATTTAAAAATGATTTGATGAGTTAATTGATTACTGTTGTTGGGTTACAGTAAAAAAGAACACATATTTAAATCATTTTTATTTTTGTATTAAGGTTTTTTTGTTTTTATATAATCATAAATATCTTTTTTCAAGACCTTTTTTCCAGTAAAAGGAATGTCCATGTAACCAATGTTTAACTCAACACACATAACCTGCAACTCTTCCATGCGATAACTGCCAATTGCCTTTAATAAATTACCTGATGCTATTTTCTTTGCATTTGTTTGATTGGCTTTAATATTTTTTGTCATTTCTTTTTCTTTTTCTTTTTCAACCACCTGGTCAATCAGCTGAGCCGTAAAACCCAAATTTGTAGTATTTACATACTGACAATCGTCGTATTTACTCACAGAACATTCGTCCCACATAATATACACAGAGCCATCTTTAATATGTAAAGCATGTTTTGGAAACGCCGTACCATGTGGCTGAATTATTGTCATAGAATATAAGTTGTCATCAATTACCATAACCGATACACTGGACATATAACATATCGCAGCAAATGTTTTTATGCTTATTGTGGGGGTATTTGTGTTTGTCAATTCGTCATCTATTTTTCCGACAAAAACCTTGTTAAAAACCTGATTTAGTAATACACGGTTTTCGTCGGTTCTAAGTTTTTCCGCAAATAATATCTTGTGCTGTCGCTCTAAAATATTCCAACTGCGAGTATTTTGATGATATTTCATCACCCCATTTAGCAAAACATAAAAACAAACAAACATGGCATCATGCGTTTTGTTGCCTGCATGAAACATTTGAGGCTGAGGTAATTGCTTTTTTACATCTTTTGGTGCAACGGATACTGGTGGAAAAACAAACTGTAGCTCTGTTTTTTTACCAGTATCCATATATATTGGCTGTATTGCACTTATAAAATAATCAGGAGTAAACATAAATGGAATCTGAATCATCTTTAAATGTACTGTTTTTTAAACGTTATGTACTAACAAATCTACAAAGTTGTATTTAATTCATTTTTATTAATAATAAAAAACAAGATTATTTACTTAAAGTGAGTACAAACTTTTTAATTTAAATCGGAATAAAACTCAATCAAACCCATTAACTCCCCAATCTTTAAACTTGAATATATTGCAAGGATGAAATCTATTATTCATCAGGTCTTCTTTAAATAACATACAGTTTAATTTCATATTTTGATAATCATACTTAAATATGTACGGATTATAAGACAAATTTTCCCAACTAATTTTATTTTGATTTTTTTCTAACAACTGAATAGCACATTTTGACTTATTGCAAGACAAGTGATTCCAATCTATTTTATCTTGATTCTTTTCTAAAATGTGCACAGCTGACTTATTGCAAGACAAGTAATCCCAATCTATTTTATCTTGATTCTTTTCTAGAATGTGCACGGCTGACTTATTGCAAGACAAGTGATCCCAATCTATTTTATTTGGATTTTTTTCCACTAAGTTTATAGCTGACGGATTTTTAGACAAACGATACCAATTAATTTTATCTTGATTTTTTTCTAGCAATTGCATAGCACCTTCTGACGGATTTTCAGACAACATTTGCCAACTTATTTTATCTTGATTTTTTTCTAGCAAGTGCATGGCTGACGGATTTCTGGAAAACCAATACCAATGTATTTTATCTTGATTTTTTTCAAGTAAGTGTATAGCTGACTTATTGCAAGACAACCAACTCCAAAGTATTTTATCTTGATTCTTTTCTAATAACTGAATAGCCGACGGATTCAAAGACAAAACATTCCAATCTATTTTATCTGGATTTTTTTCTAGCAACCGCATAGCACCTTCTGAGTTATTGTAAGACAATTCATTCCAATCTATTTTATCTGGATTTTTTTCTAGCAAGCACATAGCATCTTCTGACGTATTTTTAGACAACATATACCAATTAATTTTATCTGGATTCTTTTCTAGCAACCGTATAGCACCTTCTGACGGATTTTTAGACAACCAATTCCAATTTATTTTATCAGTATTAATCCAATCCATTAAACACATTGGTAATTCAACATTCATTGTTTTTAACAAATGTCACATACAAACAAAAAAAATCATTTTTATTAATAATAAAAAACAAGATTATTTACTTAAAGTGAGTGCAAACTTTTTAATTTAAATCGGAATAAAACTCAATCAAACCCATTAAATCCCCAATCTTTAAACTTGGATATATTGCGGGGATGAAACCGATTCTTCATCAAGTTTTCCTTAAAAATTAAAAAGTTTAATTTCATATTTTGATAATCATACGTGAATATGTGCGTATTTTGAGACAAATACAGCCAATTTATTTTATCTTGATTTTTTTCTAGCAACTGCAAAGCACCTTCTGACGGATTATTTGACAAAAAGTTCCAATTTATTTTATCTTGATTTTTTTCTAGCAACTGCATGGCACGGTCTGACGTATTATTAGACAATTGAGACCAATGTATTTTATCTGGATTATTTTCTAACAAGTGTATAGCTGACGGATTACGAGACAAGATATACCAAACTATTTTATCTTGATTTTTTTCTAGCAACCGCATAGCTGACGAATTACCAGACAATCGAAACCAATCTATTTTATCTTGATTCTTTTCTAGCAAGTGTATAGCTGACGAATTACCAGACAAATTATACCAATATATTTTATCTTGATTTTTTTCTAGCAAGTTAATAGCAGACGGATTTGCAGACAACATTCTCCAATTAATTTTATCTGGATTTTTTTCTAATAAGTGTATTGCTGACGGATTTAAAGACAAATTTCTCCATTTTATTTTATCTGGATTTTTTTCTAGCAACTGCATAGCTGACGTATTGTAAGACAACCAATCCCAATTTATTTTATCTGGATTTTTTTCTAGCAACCGCATAGCACCTTCTGACGGATTTCTAGACAACCAATCCCAATCTATTTTTTCTGGATATTTTTTGAACAACTGAATAGCACCTTGAGAATTATTTTCAGACAACCAATGCCAATTTATGTCATTGGTATCAATCCAATCAATTAAACACATTGGTAATTCAACATTCATTTTTTTTAACAAATGTCACATATAAACAAAAAAAATCATTTTTATAAAAAATGATTTATAAATATATCATTGGTTAAAGTATAATATGACAATTGAAGCTAAAGAACCAATTCGTCTTAAAACTCGTGAACTTTTAACTAAAGTTTTTACAAATGATAACCAAATACACTATAATGAAATTGAACTGAGTAAAACTATGGTAAATTTAGAAAAGGGAATATTTAATAATTCCATTCAATATGCAAAGGAAAATGACGTTATCTACGAATGGAGCAACTTTTATTTTGTAACTATTTATAAAAACAAGGTTCGAAGTATATATGTAAATTTAAAAGAAAACCCATTACTTGTTCAAAGTATTTTGTCTAAAAAAATACTAGCACACGAACTTGCATTTATGAAACACACGGAAATGAAGCCAGAATTATGGGTTACAATCATTCAGGCGTGGGAGTTTATTAAAAAGCAGGAACTTGAATGTAATGATGTGTCCATGACTGATCAATTTACGTGTGGTAAATGCCATATAAATAAAACAAGATATTATCAAATGCAAATAAGAAGTGCGGATGAGCCCATGACTGTGTTTATTTCGTGCTTAGTGTGCGGAAATAAGTGGACGTGTTAATCACCACATTGTAATTTGATTACTATAACCACCCCACATATTTCTAGGAGCTTTATTCAATAAATCATAAACTACTGCATCATGTTGTATTTGAATTTTATAAAGTTCGTATGCATATTTATCAAAACCTTTTGATGGTTTATACCTATATTTTCTAAAAGTTTTATCATCCCTTAAATTAACCAAAATAATTCTAATGTTTATTAATTTTTTTTCTTTTATTAAATTTTCTATTTTCTTAAGCCATTCATAAATACGTACTAACTCATTTCGTTCAAATATTTCACTACTACCATCTGCAACTGGATTATTTATTAAATACTGGTTAATTATTATAGTTGCGTTATTTATTAAAATACCATGACTTGGATATTTTTTTTCCATGGATCAAAAAATGCTCTATATTTATATTTATATTCATCATATTTAAACTCCCACAAATTAATCGAGCCAAATTTTGTTATACCTCTTGGACCTGTATATAAATCAAACCGTGGAACCAAAGGTAAATTATCAATTTTTTTCTAAAGTTGTAAGATTCAATGCAAACAGAACACGGTTTGTAGGAATAGTATTAAACCAACAAGTATTGCCCATATTATATATTTATATTGTTTATATTTAAGTTATTTAAACATTTTAGTAACAAATTAAATAAAATTCTTCATCAAGTAAATGAAGAATTTTGAAATTACTGAATCTAATTTAAATTTGGAATCAGACAATGAGTGCGAATCAAACTCAGTATCTTTAGATGTTGAAAACAATGAATACTTGAGTAAAATATCTACACAAGAGCACGACATGATTTCGGCTTTAAATAATCTTTTATTATCTTCTTTAGATATGAATAAAATGATGTTACAACTAACAAATTACCTATACGTTGATAATGTTAATACATTAATGTGTGGTTGTCATATTCGCTGGATTGATTTAAACAATCCTAATAAAATTACTCTAAATCGGGGAGCCATGTTTTGCAATATTAATACTTTAGGTACAGCACTTGTATGCAAAACATACACACATCGCCACATTCATGTTAATTTTAACGAATGCTTTGTCTTTCAAAAAATAAACACACAATATCAAGACATGTTTGATTTTTTAACACTCAATACTTAAAACATAAAACGTCCAAACATTGAATTATTGGACCTAGACCTTGACCTAGACCTAGACCTAGACCTAGACTTAGGCTTTTTACCCTTGGCTGTGTGAAAACTCAGGGACTTGGATTTAGACTTGGACTTGGACACACACGTGCCAGTTTTCTTGTTTTTTATTGTGCCTATTTTGCACCGCTTAACATAGGGATCGCACGCACCAGTCTTTTTGTTTCTTCGAGTACCAGCTTTGCAACGTTTCACCATTTTTTCTATATTAATATCCCTCAATATTTTATGTTTTATCATATGGACAGCAATTTAATTTAACGCATATGTAACAACGAATTTTAAATTTTTACAAGTAAAATTTAAAAATGAAATTAAATCAAAAATTAATATACAATCATTAACATTAACAATTAAATAATATTTACAAAAACACAAAATTATGAATCCAGTTTTTCCTCATTGAGGGATATGTAACAACGAATTTTATATTTTTACAAGTAAAATTAAATTAAATATAAATATATATATAATGAGTTCAACAGTCAACAGTCTTATGTTAAATTTGTACAGTTATACAAATACAAATTGCAATGCACAAACCAATCTTGTCGGATATGTAACGCAGTCTCAATCACAAGCATCTTCCAACACATCTGGTGGGGGAAAACAAATTAAACGTTCATTACCTAAATCTTCTGTATCTTCAGAATCGTCTGGATGTTATAATTGTGGAGATTGTACTACAAAAAGTGGAAATGGTACGTGTAATTATTGTGAGTGTAGTAATCATTCAGGATCAACATGTTTTAGCTGTAGTAATGCATCCAGCCATGGTGGATACAATTTAAATGAATCCTGGTATATGTGGTGTGATAATGACAATTGTTCATGTGACACTACATATATGTATATTGTTTCATTTACTAATGTATTTTTAAAATTAACGAGTAGCACCTCTGGAGAAAATAAAGAAGATTTATTAACAAAAATATTAGGATGGTATTTTAGTGTAAAAAATAAATCTCATATGACAGTGTCCAAAACTAATCCAAACCTTGGGTATCCAGTAATTAAAGGGAATTCGTCTGTATTTAAGAATGTGATTATTACGGCAAAATCTGGCAAAAATTCTGCTGGATGTTATTATACACCTCAATTTAATCAATGTAGTACTAGTCAAAATGCTGGGTCAAGCTGTAATGGTCCAAAATTGTCTGCTCCTGTTAAATATAATGGTAGTGATGCTAAAACGTGTTCCCAATGTCCCACAAATTAAGTTTGAAAGCAAACATCAACTGTGAGTCGCAAGCTTTATGCAGGTTTTTTAAACACATATAGGTACTGGTACTCGTACTGGCAGTGAAGTAAATCAATCTTGCTATCCACAATAAACCCTGATTCCTCAGCCATCTGCACAATTCGCCCTTCGCTCTCCATATACAGCGTGTGCTCGTTTTTTCTTGAGTTGCCATTCTTGTCGTTCTTGAAATTCTCTGTAAATTTAACCAACTTATCGTCTTGTGCATCACCTGTCTCAGGTATTTCAAAGTCTGCCTTGTACGTAAAATCGTTAAACTTTACTGCTGTATTGGTGATGCGTTTTTTTGCATATCTCTGAGGCGAAACAAGAACCAAAGGATTGCCTGGGGGCAAAATTGGGTCAAACAATTCACGATTAACCACGTGCACTACTAGGTATCCACCAGGCATAAGCCACTGCATACAGTTCTCAAAAAAAGCATGCTTGTTTTTTAAATAGTACAGCGTAAAATATAAACACGTAACCATAGTAAACGTCTGAGGCTGAAACTGAGCCATATCTGTTACATCACCTACCTCAAACTTGTAGTTGGGGTAGTTTTTTTTTGCCTGCTCAACCATTGATAGCGAAATATCCATACCAATTGCGTCAATACCCTTGGCCGACAAAAGACTGACGTGGTGACCTGTCCCACTACCTACGTCTAAAACCACACTTTGGCTTGTTGCACCAGTTTTGTTAATAATTTCTCCAATCTCGTATTCGTTTTTTAAATTGTTAAAGACGAGAGAATCGTAAATATCAGCGTAAAAAGGATCGTAAATATCTTCTACCTTTGACTTGAACAAAAAAGAATCGGTTTGCTCAAATCCCTCATTTAGGTTATTTAAACCTTGAATACGCTTAAAAATGAGAACCACCATAAAAAACAATATGATAAAGACAAGCACTTTTCCCCACGGAGATATTTTTGAATAATAATTTACGATTTGTTTATTCATTTGTTATCTTGTTTATATATTCTAATTATTTTATTTTACGTTTTTATAAATCGCATTGGTTTGCTCATGTTTAGATATATGTGCAACTCTCCAAATTTTTTATTTTTTGGAAATTCTACTGTATTTGTGTAAGATTCTTCTTTTGATTTAATAAAGTGTTTTAAATAATACGATGCATCCATTACATTTTGTATTTTAAACAATGGGTCAATTATATTGTATGAATGATAATTAATTGGTTTAGTTCCAGCAATTAAATCATATTTTACTATTGATGGAAAGTAAATATTAAACAAACGAAGGTCATGGCTTGGATTGGTATTTGTTGAACTTATATAATAATCAGATTTAGACGTTACTGGGTCAAGCCATCCAAATCCATAATCTTCTCCGCATGTATCGCATTTACTTGTTTTGCAAATCGTTTCATATATTTGCGGACTTTCTTTAATATATGACCTGCCGTAGTCAATTATTTTTGCCACATAGTACGAATTAAATTGAACAATTGATCCATCTGCAAAATAATAGTTAAAATTTATATACTTTTTTTTTGCTGGCTGATACAGCATAACATTTTTACTGTGCAAATCATAATGAACAAACGCGTTAGTTAATTGGCTAAGCGGAAAATACACTTGAGCTAAAATTGCTAGAATATTTTTTGCTTTAAGGTTATCACCCATTTGTGATAATGTTTTAGCATTGCGAATGTGCTGAATTAGCACTGCATAATACTTTGAGTCTTGACAAATATCTCCATAATTATACACTGGGTTTGCGGTTGTACTTGTGCTTACTAAAGTTAATGCATCCTTTAGTTTTGACACGTTAGTAATTTTTTTTGTGTTTTTCACATATTTATGGTAATCGTCAGTTTTATACTTGTACAGACCATATGTTTCTACAAAGCATGGGAAATATTTAGTCCACTGATTCACTTTTAAGCCCACAGTATACTCGTAAAATAAATTATCTGCGCTTGGTTTAACCGATGACTTTAATATTGCATTTGCTAAATAGTTTCTGTGCCGATAATTTACTTCTTTAATAAAGCCATTTCCACTTGGTACTCCTATAGAAGTTATTGGCGGAATTACATAATCAAAGTTAGTAAAATTGTTAAAAAATGCCTTAATTTTATTACTTTCAATTCCAAATGCTATACACACGTCAGAGTCTGAGCAAATGTTTTTTAAAAAATGACTATGTCTTTGGTGTTTAGTTTGTTTCATAAAATTTACTATTTTTAATGCGTTTGTGGATTTATCCTTTGATTTGGGTAATGATTTTGTCTTTGTCTTTGACTTGGATAATGATTTTGATTTTAGTTGTTTTACAGTTTTCTTTGCTGGATATTTGTCACAAATCAGTGTTTTTTTATTTCGCCGAGATTTATTGGGGCATCGTTTTAATTTTACTTTAACCATTTTACTTTACACTATATTTTACACTATATTTATTATTTATTTTTAAGCTTGTTAAATTTAATTGTTTATATTGTTTTATAATATATGTAAATATTAATCAGTACTTTACAAATATTTAATTGTTTTAATATCGATATATTTACAAAGTCATTAGTTTTAAATAATCAACAACAATTAATGATAAATACAAAAAATTAAACAATTCAGTATTATTACTTACACAAACAACAAATACTATTTTTACAGTTAAGGATTTATTTATTAAAGGACTTGGATTAATTACTCCATCGGTTAGCTATATAAGATTTAGATATAAACAAATAACTCACAATAAACCAATACAATTATTATCATCTACTCAAGTTGAACAAATTGAAGGAGGAAGAAAAAATAAAAAAAGAAAAAATAAAAAAAGTACCACTAAAAAAAGAAAAAATAAAAAAGGTACCACTAAAAAAAGAACCACTAAAAAAAGAACCACTAAAAAAAGAACCACTAAAAAAAGTAAAACATTTAAGAACAAATACTAAATATACCTACAACAAAATGGAAGAAACCAACACAGTACCTTTAATTAAACACCTCGTGATATCAGGTGGGTCGGTTAACGGATTTTACATGTATGGAGCATTAAAGCACTGCAACCAATGTGGTTTGTGGAAATACGAAAACTTAAAATCAATATGGGGAACATCTGTGGGTGCAATATTAGCAACCATTGTATGCTTGCAGTTTGACTGGACAACACTGGACACATATATAATAAATCGTCCGTGGGAAGATGTTTTTGAAATATCGGGGGAAATGCTGTTTAACTCATACTCAAAAAAAGGCATGTTTGATATAACTATAATTCGAGAAATATTTAAGCCCTTGCTCCTAGCAAAAAGTTTAAGCTTAGATATAACATTTGCTGAGTTGTATTCAGTGTATCCTATTGAATTGCATTTTTTTTCCTTTGACCTTAACGGGTTTACCACAGTAGAAATTTCACATAAAACATTTCCAAATTTATCAGTATTAACTGGGATTGCCATGTCTTCGGCCTTGCCAGGGGCGTTTGCTCCTGTTTTTTTACCAGAGTGTGCCGATATGTGTTTTATCGACGGAGGTATTTGTTGCAACTATCCACTGAACAAGTGTTTAAAAGAATATGAAGATAAAGAGCAAGTGCTTGGGATTACGCTTGATAATAATGATACCAATGTAAACGCTGCAGTGAACCCAATAATAAATAATAACTCGAATATTTTAGATTTTTTCACCGAGTTTGCGTCAAAGATTAGTGGGTTCTTGGATAAATTAGAAAAAAAACAAAGTATCCCATATGAGATACGATGCTCGTCATCCATTAATGTGTTTGAATGGAGCACGTTAACGGAGGTAATTAAAAATGCGTCGATGCGAAAACAGTGGATACAGCAAGGTGTGGTTGATGCCGAAAAACAAATAAAATAAAATCTATTATAAATGAGTAATTTTGAAGATTTATCTTGGAATTACGATGATTTTGAAAAATGGATCGCAGATAAAACAACTAAAACACCATCTATCAACCAACTCTAAACATTTTTAAAAACGTACTTTGCAATAATTATCTTGAAGGTGAAGACAATACAATTCCTGATTTTTTAACAGAAACTTTAGACGAAAACCCATTCATTGTTGAGCATAAAAATATTTACTAAGACTTGAATATTTTAGACTTTTTCGTATTTGCGTTAAAAATTAGTGGTTTTTACACCTTTGCACATTTCACATTTCACAAGTTTAAATAAATTGGAAAAAACAAAACCGTAAACATTAAAACGTAAGCAAAATAACGTAAATACACAAATAAAATAAAATTGTATTATAAATGGCTAATTCAAATATAATATGGGGTTATAGTAATTTTGATAAATTTATAAATGATTTAACTGAAGTACCAAACGTTACACATTTAGAGTTAAATGACACAAATATTACATTGTTACCGCAAGAAATTAAACTATTTACTAATTTAATAAATTTAGATTTAGAAACTAATCAATTAACAAAATTACCATTAGAAATAGGCCTACTAACCAATTTAGAAGAGTTAGATTTAAATAACAATCAACTATTAAATTTGCCCCAAGAATTAGGTAATTTAAAAAAGTTAATACAATTACATTTAAATAATAATGAATTAACAGAATTACCATTAGAAATCGGCCAACTTTCTAATTTAGAACAGTTAGAATTAGATGACAATCTAATATCAAAGTTGCCACAAGAATTAAGTAATTTAAATAAGTTAGGCTTCTTAGGTTTAAAATATAATATGTTAACCGAATTACCAGAAGATTTTGGAAATTTAAATAAGTTAGAACAATTAGATTTAAGTCACAATAATCTATTAAAGTTGCCACAAAACTTTGGAAAACTATCAAGTTTAACATATTTAAATTTAAACACAAATAAATTAACCAAATTACCATCAGATATTGGAGAACTAGCAAACCTAGAAGTACTACTTTTAAACAACAATCAATTAACTACGTTGCCACTAGAAATAAAGAATTTAACAAAATTAAAATTATTAAATATCACTGGCAATCCATTGTTAACTACAATTCCACCAGAACTTGAACTAATGCCTAATTTAGAAATACATCGAGACCAGCCAACAAAAAACACACAAGACTTACAACCACTTAATCAACCGACTCTAAACATTTTTAAAAACGTACTTTGTAATAATTATCTTGAAGGTGAAGACAATACAATTCCTGATTTTTTAACAAAAACCTTAGATGAAAACCCATTCATTGTAGAGCATAAAAATATTTACTCGGGAAATGCATTGGGGTGGCTCTTAAAAGAGTTTTCAAACGAAACCGACCCAAGAGAATTCGTAGAATGCAAAGACGAGACGCCCAGTGAGTGGCAAGGCAATTCTTATGCCAAGTATATAAAACCAGGCGGTAGAACATTTGTTAACATACGTATTAACGGAAGTAATATTCTGGTTTTAAAGCCAGATTGGTTTTGGTATGGACCGATTCCTGAAACAAGAGTTTTTCACTTAGAACCACAAGCACCTGTAAAAAAGTACATGACTAATCATTTGTTACCTAACATGCGACCTGACTTTAATGCGTTAGGAGCAGACCATTGCAACCAAACCAGTGAAATGATTCCATACAAGTTGGTGGAAATTACAGAAAAAAGTGCTCCTGCGTTTGCGACTGCAGCCAAGTACAAGACTAATTCTTCGGCTTCTGCTGTTGGAGGCAAACGACGTAAAATATACAAAACTTTAAAACGTAAACAACCCAAGCGTAAACATAAAAAAACTAAACATAAAAAAACTAAACGTAAAAAAACTAAAACTAAACGTAATCTTATTAAACGTAAAAAAACTAAACGTAAATAAAGCAAGTGTTTGTTTGTATTTGTTTGTATTTTTTCATTTCTAAAAAAATGAAATAATCTAAATAATTTAAGTCAACACAAGTATAACAAGAGAAAGTATGTCGTTAACCCTCACTAATACCGTTGACACTCTGTCTGAAGAGGATAAAAGGTTAGCTGCGATTTATCAGGAAAAGGATGAACTTCAGCATATTCTGGATCGTCCTGACACTGAAATCGGCTCAATTGAACAAGTAAGTGTTAACATGTGGATTTATCCGGATACTGAATCTCCTGAATTAATTAGTGAGACAAAATCAAACAAAATCGTGAAAAAAAACATTCAGTACATTCCTGGATTGTTTAAGTTGTTTGACGAGGTCATTGTTAATTGCCGTGACCACGTAGTTCGTATGAACTCGTATTTGTCTGTTTCCAAACCAAACTGTCTTCCTGTTACTAAGATATCCGTTGACGTAGACCAGGCAACTGGTACAATAACCATGATGAACGACGGATCAGGGATTGATGTCGCCATGCACCCAATTAATAAAATTTGGATTCCTGAGCTTATCTTTGGCCACTTAAGAACATCTACCAACTACGAGGATGACAAAAAAGGCGGACCAAAAACCAAGGATGAAAAAACAGCGTGGTTAAATACTATGATGGCTGAAGAAGGCACAAAGTTTGGATTATGGGGCGGAAAAAACGGCAAGGGAATTAAACTTGTGTTCATTTGGTCCACGTTTGGATCGGTTGAAACCGTTGACCATGTGCGTGGGCTTAAATTTTACCAAGAGTTCCGCAACAATCTGAGCGAAATTGGAGGTCCAGTTATAACTAAGGTCAGTAAAACTAAGGATAAACCTTATACTAAGATTGTGTTTTGTCCAGACTATGCTCGACTTCAACTTGACTCTGGGCTCAGTGCAGACATAATGAGTTTAATGAAAAAGCGAGTGTACGACATTTCAGCTGTTACTGACAATACCATTAAGGTCAAGTTTAACGGCGACTTAGTGCCAACTAAAAACTTTTCCCAGTATATTGACCTTTATATTGGCGACAAAACTGCAAGTCCCCGTGTTTATGAACAAGCATCAAATAACCGTTGGGAGTACGCAGTTGCTAGTTCACCTAATGCCGAGTTTATGCAGATTTCATTTGTTAATGGTATCAGCACACACATGGGCGGAACTCATGTAAACAACATTATGAATCAAATTACAAACAAGCTTAAAAAGTACATCGAACTGAAAAAAAAAAAGATTGTTAAGGTCTCGTCCATTAAAGAGCAACTCATTCTGTTTTTGCGGTGCGACATTTTGTTTCCTTCGTTTAACAGCCAAAGCAAGGATTATTTAAACAATGCCGATTTTGGCTCTTCATGTATCGTTAGCGACGCCTTTATTGAAAAAGTAGCAAAGATGGGCGTTATGGACCTAGCGTGTGCTATTTCAGAGGCAAAGAATATAGTAAACGAAAAAAAAACAGATGGTTCTAAGCGAAAGCGAATTACAGGTATTCCCAAGTTAGAAGATGCCAACTGGGCGGGAACTGCAAAATCTTATTTGTGTACTTTGTGTTTAACAGAAGGAGATTCGGCTCACTCGGCTCTTCTATCGGGCATGTCACCAGAAGACCGCAATACTCACGGGCTGTTTCCGCTAAAGGGCAAGCTGGAAAATATTCGCGAGAAAGTGACAACTGCCAAGGAAAAGGACAAGGACAAGAACCAGAAGATGGGCGAGATTGAAAGTATCAAAAAGATTATGGGACTTGCTGAGGGCAAACAGTATTTGACCATAGAAGACGTAAATCGGGATTTGCGGTATTCGCGCGTTATGCTGGTAACAGACCAGGATCCAGACGGAAGTCACATCAAGGGCTTGTCTGTTAATTTCTTTCACTACAAGTGGCCATCACTAACGAAACTAAAAGGGTTCATTTGTTTTATGAATACGCCAATTCTTACGGCTACCAAGGGCAAGCAGGTTCTCGTCTTTTACAACCAGGGCGAGCATAACCTGTGGAAACTGAGCTTGCTCCAAAACCAGTGTCAATCTCAAGCATGGGCCGTCAAGTATTACAAGGGACTTGGCACCAGTACCAAAAAAGAGTTTCAAGAATACATGCGTAATCCCAAAATTGTCGTATTTGACCACTCAGGTCAAGTGTGTGATGACAGCATTGACATGATGTTCAACAAAAAGCGAGCCGACGACCGCAAAGTTCTAATTCAAAACTATAATCCCGAAAGTTATCTTAACACGTCAGACAAGTCTGTCTCGTATACTAACTTTGTACAAAAAGAGTTGCTGGCCTTCTCAGTCGCAGATTGTGTACGAAGCATTCCCAACGTGTTGGACGGACTAAAGCCGAGTCAAAGAAAAGTGTTGTTTTCGTGCATTAAGCGAAACCTAAAAAACGAACTTAAGGTTGCACAACTCGCTGGATATGTATCGGAGCATTCCGCATACCATCATGGCGAAATGAGTCTGACCATGACAATTGTCAACATGGCCCAAAACTACATGGGGTCAAACAATATTAACCTCTTATTTCCAGCGGGACAGTTTGGAACTAGACTCAAGGGCGGCAAAGACCATGCATCTGCCAGATATATTTTTACTCGCTTGGAAGCTGTTACTAGTTCCATGTTTATGGCTGACGACAATCCGTTGCTAACCTACATGGAAGATGATGGCAACAAGATTGAGCCTCAATATTATGGACCCACTGCTCCTTTGCTCCTTATAAACGGTTCGTCGGGAATTGGCACTGGCTACAGCACCGATATTCCTTGCTACAACCCTATAGAAGTTTTTGGATTTTTGAAAGATTATTTGCAGTCTAAAATAAATTCAACCTTGAAACATATTCCTACTACATTTCTTCAAGACAATGCTGACAGAATTTGGGTTCCGTATTATCACGGATTTCGTGGGACTGTTGTTCAAACAACGTCGCCAAACAATTTCATGTGCAAGGGCGTATACGAAAAAACATCCGACGATACCATTCACCTTACTGAACTACCCATTGGAGTCTGGACGGCAGACTTTAAAGTTCACATGGAAACGTTAGAATTTAACGGAATCATCAAGACATACACGTCTATGTCAAATGACACCATTATATCGTTTATAATCACGTTTCCTTCTGCTGATACGGTAGCAACAACCATTTCTACCGCAAAGGAACTAAAAGCAAAGGAACTAAAAGCAAAAAAACTTAATGCAAAGGAACTAAATGCAAAAGAATTGTCTAAAACAACCAAGTCTTCGGATATGCCCATTTTGCGTACATTGGCCGAACTGGAACAGACACCCGCCAAAAACCAGCCCCAGTGTAACGAACTTGAGCATTTGCTAAAGTTGTATACCAATATTACCACTACAAACATGGTAGCATATGACCAAAATAATGAATTGCAGTACTACACGGTCGCTAAAATATTTCAAGAATTTATTCCTGTAAAGGAAGAGCTGTACGTGAGACGCAAGGCAAACATCGTGGCTGTCTTAAAAGAACAATTGCTTAAATTATCTAACCAGGCCAAATTTATTAAGGAACTGTATGCAGACTTAGTAGATTTGCGAAAGAAAAAACCCGCACAAGTTACGGAAATGATGATGGAGCGAGGCTACGACTTTGTCGATGGAGGGTTTAATTACTTGACCAAGATGAACATGGATTCTGTCACAGAAGAGCATGGTCAAGCAATTCTTGACAAGTGTAAGCAAAAAAAAGCAGAACTGGTACTTGTAGAAAATACAAGTTGTGACCAAATGTGGATGGCAGATTTAATTAACTTGGAAAAAGTCTATGCCGAGTATGTGGTAGAAAGAAATGAGGCATCTGCTTCTACTAATACGGAAACTAAACCAACTAAGGTTAAATCTAAAGCAAAATGAACTGGAACTGTTACCAAAGCTAAGGCAATTAAAAACTAATTAGATAAATTAGTATATTTAAAAAACACATTTTTTATTACAATATTGCCAAGGGTTTATTTATATCTATCATTTTCTGGGTTAAAGTTTATTAAATTACTTGGGTCATCACTTGACACATCTCGTTTAATTAGTTTTTGCCAACATGGAGGGGGTGTTGTTTTCCACCAGTTATACACAACCGAATCAAAACATGAGTGTCCGTAAAATGATGCAACTTGACAGTTTCGGTTCATGTGCCATGGCTTTGATTCGCCCGTCTCAATTAACTTCATCGCAATGTCATCCATACCATTGCAACATGCCAATATTAATGCCGTGTTTCCATTAATAAATTGAACATGTCCAGGGTTTGACTTTCCAGTTGAAATCAATTCTGCAGCAACTGTTTCCATTTTATTATGACATGCCCATTGTAAGGGCGTTTCGCCACAATTATGTATTTGGTCTGGCTTTGAATCACCGTTTCGAATTAGTGCTGTAGCAACGTCAGGCATATTATTAATACACGCATAAATAAGTGCAGTTATACCAGTAAATCCAAATTCAGGTTCTTGATAAAGAATGCAACCCATATTAGCCAAACCAGTGTCTATTAGTGCCATGGCAACCGTTGGTATATTCTTAAAACATGCCGCCATTAAAGCAGTTCTACCTTTATCATCAACTTGTCCTGGTTTCGACTCTCCCGTAGCAATTAGTGCTAAAGCAACACTTTTCATATTATTATAACATGCATGAAATAATGCACTTATACCATTCTCATTTACTTGTCCAGGGTTTGATTCGCCCGTCCCAATTAGTGCTAAAGCTACGCTGTCCATTTTATTCTTGCATGCCCAAATCAATGGCGTTGTGCCAACCTCATTTGCTTGGCCCACGTCAAATTCACCTGTTTTAATTAGTGCCAAAGCGACTTCTGTCATATTATCTCGACATCCCATAAATAAAATTGTATATTTATGCCAAACACATCCTGGTTTCGACTCTCCCGTAGCAATTAGTGCTAAAGCAACACTTTCCATTTTATTAAAACATGCCGACATTAAAGGACTTAAACCTATCTTATGTATATGTCCTGGATTAGATTTACCTGTATTAATCAGTTCTAAAGCAACCCTCGGCATATTATTATAACATGCCCATATTAATGCAGTATTTGTATCTGTATTTACATGCCCAAAATCAACCGGTTCTGTTAAAAATATAGTGTGTTCATTATTTTGTTTTTTTACTTTGTATTTATCAATAAACGCAATCGCAACATTTTCTAATTTAAGTTGACATGCTAGTATTAAAACTGTGTTTTTTGTATCGTTTTCCAGCAAATTCGGGTCAAATTTGGACAATGACATTTGTTCCAAAATATCATCTTCTGACACGTTTCCATTCTTTACCAATCTCATCTGTTTATATATTTCCGTCTCTGTTTTACAAAACTTACGAATACTTTTTATCATATTTGTACTTTACTAATTATAATATCATACGTTGACTTTATATCATTTGTTGTTGAATCATAATTAAACATAAACTGAGTATATATTATTTCTTATTAAAAATAAATATACACTATAAATAATGGAGGATAGTCACAAGTTCTATGTTGGGATTATTTTATTGTTCATTATCATTGGCTTTTACTTATTAAACTTTATACGAACTATGTCTACAGATGCAGACAAGTTTACAACCGATACATTACCCATGTTTTTTATTTTATTTGGAGCATTTATTATTGCAGTTGGTTTTATTAGTTTTTTCAAAACCGACAGCAGTTTTACAATACTGGGTGGAAGTGTATTATCTTTAATCGCTTTGTTAGTTGGTTCTTTATTTATTCAAAATGTAGGAGATAAAAACAATACTTCCATTTTAAGTTCTCTCTCGTATTTTGCCATGATATTTGGTTTGATTTTTCTTTGGTTTAAAGAAACTGGCGTTGATTGTGCAACAACCAGGTCAAACACATCAAATTCAGCCCTTGATAAAGGTCAAATAAAGTATCTTGGTATTTTCATGGTTTATGCTATTTCCATGTTGCTTATGTACTTGATTAATCCTGCTGGTATCATGACCAAGTTTGGCGGAGCAACCATATTTATATCTTTGTTTATTGGCTTAATTCTTCTAGTTATGGTTGCTGGATATACAATATTGGGTAAAAGCGGATTGCCAGAAAACTTTTCACCAACCGTCGTAATTTTAACTAAAGGTCTCTACATATTCATGTCACTTTTCATTTCGTGTTTTCTTATTTGGTGGATTCTTGATGCAATTGGCGTATTTAGCAATAATGCAGGAAGCAACTGGGCAAGCATCCTGTTTAATTTTGTTATTCTGCTTGGTGTATTAACTCTGGTTTACAAGTTACTTTTTTATGGTGGGTGGTTGCAAAAAAGTGCATTTTACAGTCTATTAGTAAACTCCATCATGTACATTCCCTGTTTGTTTTTTGGACTTTTGGATAAAATGAGAGGACAAAAGTCTAACTCAGGGTCTCCCACTAATCCATTTTTAGGTACACAAAAAAGTGACGTAGTTGCTTTGCTCAGTGTCTTGGGGCTTATTAGCACCTACTTTATTGCAACTCAATGGATTGTGCCAAATATTAAAAAGTGGCATTATTTAAAAGGTGGAAATCAGGTAGTTGATGAGCCTGTAGCTATTGGTAAAGAGCACACGATTGCATCTTTTGTTGAATTAAACGATATTGATGACACAGACTCAAACACTGAGATGAAACCAAGTTACAGTTATGGAATTTCGTTTTGGCTGTATGTC